CCTATTGTTGGACGTGGCATTCGTAGTACATTGCTAGTGCATGTTAAAGGATCGGAGGTAGGTTTCTTTGATGATATAGGATCTATCTATATAAAAGAAGTGTTGAAAGTATTTAGAGATGACAACTGGTTACCAGTTGAACATGGTTAACTGAACACACAATGTGTGCGCCTCGCAAGCAAGGCGCACAACCACAGCGTGTGGCGCGCCGCTCGCGCCCGCTCGCGCCTGCTCGCTTGTATATCAATAGAGGTACCAGACCCATTCAGGAATTTGCAGCAAGTATATTTATTAATATAGTATATATAAAAAGGGGTCCCAAGACTTACTCTTTATAGCTTGATTTGGACGGTTTTAGCCTGTAAAAACTAAATGGGTTACAAAAGTACCTTTATAAAAATTTTGCAAAAAAATATATGGAAATAGACTTAGAAAAGATTAAGAAGCTGCCACCCGATATTAAGAAAGACTTCATGAAGATGTATTTGAGGTTGGCAGAGAAGAAAAAAATTTTAAAAATTCGGGAGGACTTTTTAAGTTTTACCAAACACATTTGGCCTGAATTCATCGAGGGCGCTCACCACAAAATTGTTGCAAAAAAATTTAACGAAATAGCGGAAGGCAAACTTAAAAGACTTATTGTCAATATGCCACCTAGACATACAAAGTCCGAGTTCGCTAGCTCCTTGCTGCCCGCTTGGATGATCGGGCGTAAGCCAAAGCTAAAAATTATTCAAACCACTCACACCGGCGAACTAGCAATAAGATTCGGGCGTAAAGCTAAAACACTAATGGATTCTCCTGAGTATAAGGAAGTCTTTGAGACGAGACTTCGAGAAGATAGTCAAGCAGCGGGTCGCTGGGAAACAGCACAAGGCGGCGAGTATTTTGCATCGGGTGTTGGTGGAGCAATCACTGGAAGGGGTGCAGATTTATTAATTATAGATGATCCTCACTCAGAGCAAGATGCGATGAATATGACAGCGCTCGAGCGAGCTTACGAGTGGTATACATCAGGTCCACGTCAAAGGTTGCAGCCCGGTGGTGCGATCGTTTGTGTTATGACGAGATGGAATGTTAAAGATTTAACGGGAATGTTATTAAATCATCAAAAGGAAGCAAAATCGGATCAGTGGGAACTCATTGAGTTTCCTGCTATCATGCCATCTAATAAACCCGTATGGCCTGGATATTGGAATCTTAAGGAATTAGAAACGGTAAAAGCATCTTTAAGTGTTGCTAAATGGAATGCACAGTGGATGCAAAATCCAACTTCTGAAGAAGGAGCTATTATAAAACGAGAATGGTGGAAGAAGTGGGACAAGGATACAATGCCTAAATTAGAACACATCATACAATCTTACGATACTGCTTTTATGAAAAAGGAAACGGCGGATTACTCGGCTATCACAACTTGGGGCGTGTTTCGAGAAAATGAAGATAAACCTGCAAATTTAATTTTGGTGGACTCTTTAAAAGGAAGATACGAGTTTCCAGAACTAAGACGTGTTGCTAAAGAGCAATATGATTACTGGAAGCCAGAGACTGTGCTGGTTGAGGCTAAAGCATCAGGACTTCCTCTAACTTATGAACTTCGTAATATGGGAATACCGGTAGTCAACTTCACTCCTTCACGTGGAAACGATAAACACACTCGTGTGAATTCTGTTGCACCTTTATTTGAATCTGGTATGATATGGGCGCCTGATCAAAAATTTGCTCAGGAGGTCATTGAGGAGTGCGCAGCATTTCCCTATGGCGATCATGATGACTTGGTGGATAGTATGACTCAAGCTGTAATGCGATTTAGACAAGGTGGGTTGATTCCTCACCCAGAAGACTATAAAGATGAGAAGATCATCAAAACGAAAAGGACGTATTACTAATGGTAAAAAAATACATAGACGCTGGAATAGCACTTACAAAATTTTTAAAAGCAGCAGCAAGTCTTGCAAAGCAAGGTGTAAAACAAGACGATATACTAAGAACTGCTCAAAAACAGTTTGGTGAAGTAAGTGATTCTTTAAAAAAACAAATAGATGATATTTTTGAAAAAAGTCCTTTAGCAAAAATTTTAGATAGAAGAAAAGCAGCTAAAAAATCTGTAGAAGAAAGAAAAGTTTTAGATATGGAAGGTAAAGTTCTTGATCCTGACCAACCTATTCTTGGTGGTAAACAAACAAAAATGGAAACGTCTGATTTAGATGATATATTGAGTGGTGTTGCCGATAAATCTGCACAACAAAAAAAATTTAGCGAAAGAGTAATAAAATTAATGGATGAAGAAGGTTATGAATTTGGTGAAGCAGTTAAAGAAGCTATGAAAGAAGGTTATGCAAAAGGTGGCAGAATAGGTTATGGTAGCGGTACTCCATCAAAGAATAGATTTACACAATTAATGTTATTAAAAGAAGAAGCTTTAGAAAAAGGTGATATGGATAAAGTAAGACAAATACAATCTGATATAGATAAAGAATTTGGTAAAGCTCAAGGTGGTAGAATAGGTTATGCAGACGGCACAGAAAATATGATGGCGGCTCAAGATTATTCTAGTAGTGCATATAGAATGAAATTAATTGGACAACTTATGGACACAGGTGGATTAGATTATGGATCTGCCGTAAAAGAAGCAGATAGAATTATAGAAATAAAATTAAGACCAAAAAAGAAACTAGCTGCTGGCGGACTACCAAATATATTAGGATACTAATGAAGATCCACGAATACAATCAGATGATGGCGTACCTCACGAGGCCCGCTACTAGAACCAAGTTAAACGAAGGATCAAAACTACAAGACCTTGGAAACATGGTTGATGTTAGAAATATTCCATACTATGCAAACAAAGCAACAGAAGGTGTAGTCAACGCCGCTGAGAGTTTAGCTAAACTTCCACTTGCAGCAGGAGAACTAGGTTCACAATTATTAACTCAGAAACCAAATAAAAAAATGTTTACTGATGCACTAGAAAATATTACGCCTGGATCTTGGGCTGATGCTATTGGACTTTCAGAATTAACAACACGTCAAGAAGAAGGAATGTCTCCAGCTGTAAAAACAGCAGGTTCACAAATTGGTTTAACTGGAGAAATGTTTGTACCGGTAGGAGGTGCAATTGGACTTGGAAATAAAATTATAAAAAATGCTAGCAGTAAAATAGGTCCATTTAAAAAAGATAAAAATTTAGAACAAGTTATTGATGAAACATTAACTGCTCGTGGAGAAGGAAGACGTGATTTTAACAAGGTAGTTGCTTCAGGTGGATTATTGGTTGCATTAAAATCACTAGGACTTGGAGGTATTAATAAAGTTACTAAAATGGTTGATGATATTAAAGTTAAGCTAAGAGGAAATATAGATGCAGATTTTGATGGTGAAAGTTATGTAGATCAATCAACTTACGAAACTTTTCTTGAACCGTTAACTTTAAAAGGAAAAAAAATATTACAAGACTTGGTTAAGAAAAAAGAATTGGCAGAAGACTTTGCTATAATGAATTCAGAAGATGCAGCGGGAATAATAGAAAAAATTAAACCTAATGCAAATATGCATTTAGATCTTTTAGTAAAAGGACCTGAAAAAGGAAAAAAATTAGCTAAAGGTGTAGTTGAAACTAAAGAAATAATTGGAGGTGGAGACAATCCAACTATCTTTAAAGAATATTCTAAAATTTATAAAAAAGGAGATAAAAAACCTTCTGCAGGAGAATTAAATAGTTTAGGTAATCCCGACCTTACAACAGACCCTATATATGCTGACTCTGTTTATAGTGATGAATTTCACGACGAGATTATGGATATGATACTTCAATCTAAAAAAAGCGGAACATGATAGGCAAAAAATCAGGACCACCACCTAAATCAGGACCAAACCCACAAGGGTTGAATATTAAGTATAATACTGTTAAGACTACAACAATATCGGAGAAAATAAATGGCAACAATAGACAAGTCTTTACCCAACGAGGTAAGGAAGGAAATAAACATTCCTAGTGAGGAAGACCTACAAGTAGAGTTTGAGCAAGAGACAGGACCACAAGATGGCAAAGAACCTGTTGATGTGCAAGAAAACGAAGATGGTAGTGTTGATATAAATTTTGATCCGTCAAAGGTTAATGTTGAGGGTGGTGAAAATCATTTCTCGAATCTCGCTGAATATTTACCAGACGACGTACTAGATCCATTAGGCGCAGAACTTTCTGACAATTATACAGATTATAAATCTTCTAGAAAAGAGTGGGAAAAAACTTACACTCAAGGTTTAGATCTTTTAGGTTTTAATTACGACGATAGAACAGAACCCTTTAAAGGAGCTTCAGGTGCAACTCACCCCGTTCTAGCAGAAGCAGTTACACAATTTCAAGCGCAAGCTTATAAAGAATTATTACCCGCAGAAGGCCCAGTTAGAACTCAATTAATTGGCTTATCGACTCCAGAAAAAGAAGCTCAAGCACAAAGAGTAAAAGAATTTATGAATTACCAATTGATGTCTCAAATGCCAGAGTATGAAGCAGAGTTTGATCAAATGTTATTTTATTTACCTCTTGCAGGATCTGCATTTAAAAAAGTTTACTATGATGAAATTATGCAAAGAGCAGTTTCAAAATTTGTACCGGCAGAAGATATTGTCGTACCTTATACAGCAACATCATTAGATGATTGCGAATCTGTAATACACAAAATACGTATGACAGAAAATGAATTAAGAAAACAACAAGTCGGTGGTTTTTATAAAGATATAGAAGTTGATCCATCGTATTTAAGCGAAACAGATTCAGAAAAAGCACAAAGAGAACTAGAGGGAACAACTAAAGGTAGAGATCAAAAAATGTTTACTCTTTTAGAGTGTCACGTTAACATAGACTTAGAAGGCTTTGAAGATTTAGGTGAAGATGAAACACCTACAGGAATTAAACTTCCTTACATTGTAACTTTAGAAGAAGGTACAAGAAAAATATTATC